TATTCTACGGGGCATGTCTCTAAACATTCCCGTTGATTCCCACTTTACACTTTTTTCTCCCACTTTGTCAAGCACTGCTTGCTCAATAGATGGACCATTATCTTCCGCTAAAACTTCAAATTTAGCGTGATAATCATAAGCCCAAATGTTGACTAGGAAATTTTTCATATATTCACCCTTATAAATTAAAAAGGGGCCGTTTTAAGGCGGCCCCTTAGTTTGTTAATTATTACGCACCTTCAACACCGTAGATACCTCTAGGGTCGGATACTCCAAACGAGTATCTTTCTCTAGCTTTGTATCTTACGTTGCCTGTTGAGAAATCGCCTTCCATCTTAGTTTGGATAGGTAATCTTTCAAAGTACTTCATACCATTAGGCACGTCAGTGTTAATGTACCAAGAATCAGTATCTGTTAGATAGTGATTTACTCTGTATCCTTCAGGGATCATTCCCATGTTCTTAAGAGCATTGATATCATTATCAGCTGTACCAACTCTACCTTGAGATTTTAATAATCTCTCAGCATTGAATTGGTTTTCAGAAGGAACAATCATTTTCATTCCTCTAGCCGCGATTTTAAGACCTCTTTCATCAGTTAGTGCAGCAATGTCAATCAATGCTTGCTCTAATGATGTTTCGTTAAGGTCTGCCTGTGTACTTAGCGTGTTTGAAAAAGTTCCAGCGATTGTTGGGTGTGCTGTATTGAACAAAGACACGGCATCTCCAGAATCATAGTTATCTGTAGTAGGTAACCCTTGATTTAAAGGTACTGCTGCCTTGATCTGTTTAGCATTTGCCATCGATCTCGCTAGCGCTTTTGTATAACGAGACGAAAGTCTGTCATACAGGTTGTCTTCCATTGCTTCTTCAGTCAAAGCGAATGCAAGAGCCACTGTTTCGTTAGTGTATCTTGCAGTAAATGTTTCTTGTGCATTGTCGTATGCAACAGCTGAACCTTCAGGTTTAACATATGCATTTGCAAAGCCAGATAACATTACTTCTTCTTCAAAAGCTCTGTCAGATGATTCAGTCACATAAATTTCTTTATGCTCTTGATCATATCTTTTGTACTCTAAGCCGAACAAGGCGTTTAAACCAGGCTCAAGCTCTTTTACGAGTTGTTGTCGTGATATTGCCATAATTTATTCTCCTTATACCCCGGCCGTTCCAGAACCAAAAATATGTTCGCAAATCTGAACACGCCAATTTACATTAGCTGCTCCGATTTCATCATTTTTAGGATCTCTAGAAACACCGATTACTTTTAATACACGCGGACCTGCATCATAAGTGTCTGCACATTCCGCGGTTGACATTCCGTCTCGAGTTCTACCACCATTTGAATCTAGATCACAAGTTGAGAAAACGTCTGCTTGAGCAGAAGCACCTGTACCAGCTGATTGAATTTCAAACATCTGATAAGGGCTGTCATAAACAAACGCCTCAATATCTTTTCCAGAAGGAGGTGTTATACCCCCAGGATAGTAGTTCTTAAACGTAGGTTTTAGTGTAGTTGGGTCAACATAGAAACATCCCCAAAAAGCTCCGAGATTTAACTCAGTAGTAGTTGTGGAAATATCAACGTATCCAGTAGCCGTAGCGAATACTAGAGAACCTTGATACATTGGACTGGCTTCAGCAGCCACAATTGTATGTGAACTGAATCCAGTAGAATCGTCTTGTTGTCCAACTGTTTTTAACGGTCTAAGACCGAAAGCGGCATCTTGATTTGCCATAGTTGTTTCCTCCGTTGTCACCTGTCCCGAAGGACCTCCAGTGACGGTTAATTTAAATTCGTTGATTAGTAATTGTTAAAAAACTCTTACTTACCACCGAAAGATTTGCTAGAGCGGCTATCATAACTGATAGGCATGCTCGGGTGCTGTTCCTTCAGTAAATCGGTTTTGAGAGCATCATCACGTTCTTTAGCTTTGTCACTATAGAACTTTTGACGTGCTTCGGCGATTTCGTTCGGTATTCTGGCCAGCAACAGACCTCCTACTCCGATCACTCCCTTGTGTTTGCCGTTTTGGACGACTGGATAACCTGTGTTTTTGTACTCTGACGCCATAACTAAAACATATCCTGATCTTAATTTACCAGCGATATTTTTAGTGTCATCAAAGCCCAAACTTTCAGCTCTTATCCATCTATGTCGAAATCCATCCGGCGCAGGTGGTGAATCTAAAGCATTCGGTTGTTTCCAAACAACAGGTCGCTTGGTAGCTTCCCGTGTTTCGGATGCGCGAGAGTCTTTTTTAATAACCTCTTCTGTAACTTTTTTAGTTTCAGTTTTAGTTGTTTTCATATGCATATTACTCCTCTACTACGTTTAATTGTTTAGCATACTCTTCAAGTGGCACATTCAGTTTTTTAGCAATTGCTACCTGTGACGATGTGAGCGTCACAGTGTTGCGACCAGTACCTCTTTTAACGTTTCGCGTAGCTGATGCTACAGTTTGTGTAGGTTTAGTCGTTTGTTCCGTTACATTACCAAATTTATGGGGGAATTCAAGTTTTATTCTTCTATCTAATTCTCCATAATAATCCTCAGATTGAGGGTCATAACCTTCCTCTTCAACCAATTTTTTGTGCATATCAAACGCTGTATAAGTCATGGCATTATCACTACCAAACCATTCGTTTTTCTGTGCCCACTCAGTTGCTCTGGCATCTGGTCTCGGTCTTTGAGGTGCTTGTTGAGTAGTTGTTTGTTGATTTAATTCACTCTTCTCTTTAGTGTCTTTAGTTCTAGCTTCTTGATTAAGTTTCATTTCAGCTAATCTTGCTTCTTCATAACCTAGTTTAGCAATTTCTTTTTGTGCATCAACTTCATCAGTTATGTTTCCAGACTCTCTAGCAGTAGTTAATCTTCCCTTAGCTGCTTCAAGACCTGAAGTGATCCGATTCTCCATTTCAGATACATATCCGGTATCTAATTTAGACAATCGCTCTTTTAAAGTTTTTTGTTCTCCAAGAACTGAACGAGCATAACGTGTTGCTTCATCTCTTTGACGTTCAGATTCACGCATACGTTTAGTAAGTTTGGCGATTCTTTTTTTAACGCCTTCCCCATACTCTTCGAGTTCTTTTTCTTTAGGTGCTTCTTCTTTAGGTGCTTCTTGTATAAGTTCTTTAGTTTCTGTTTCTTTTTTAGGTGCTTCTTCTTTTATTTCAACTTCACCTTCCGGTTTAACTTCAGGAACCGCTACTTCTTGTGCTCCTTCTTTAACCGTTTCTTCAGGTAAAGTAACTTCCACACCAGGTCCATCTGACGGCAAGTCTATTATCTTATCTTTTTCTTTTTCTACGTTTGGCATAGTTCCTCCCTATGGTTAATATTCATGCAAGATATCCTCTGGATTCTTGATGGTTGCTAAAACTTCATCGTCGTTTAGCAGACGAACTTCACCGCCTTCTATTTTTATTCGAGATCCTGCATAACGTGCAAACATTACCCAGTCTCCTACTTTACACCATGGCCCTTGAGGAAATCTATCTCTATCCTTATAGGCATGGGGTCCTACTGCTAGAACATTTCCACATTGAGAAGCAACCTGTTGTCGCTCTAATGTATCTTGTCCCATGAGGATTCCACCTTTTGTTTTTTCCTTCATTTTAAAAGGTAAAATTAATATTCTCCAACCAGTTGGTTGAGGTAATTTTTGAGATTCGTGTGTGACTTCTTTTGATTTTTTAACGCCGACTAATTCTGTTTTAGGGATTTCAAGTCTTGGTTTTACTTGAGATATCGATGACTGTTCCTGTGTTTTCATTATCTTCTGGCTCCTTATTTGTCAGCAGGGTAGAGATTTCCTGTAAAATTGCTTCGTAAGCACGAAGTTGTCCTACCATATATTGGTATTTTTCGTAATTGTCAACCTGTCCATTTAACAGAAAGGTCTGCACGTTTTTCTGTGTTTCTTCAATTTGTCTTTTAAGTGTGTAAATTAAATTTACGCCATCCATTATTTTTTTGTAAAAGCTCTACCTAATCCTCTTTGAGCTGCTCCTCCACCTTTAAAACTTTTTACCGGAACTCCTCCGCTCGGATAACCAAACTTATTATTACCAAGTACTGGTTTATAACCAGATACACCTGTTAAACCTCCATCTGCATGAAAACTTCTTAATGTTTTTGCAAGGGATGCTTGTCGCTTGGTTCT